ATTCATCTCTCTTATTAAAAATTGTTCCTCTAAACTACCACTTGTAGCATATCTATATACCCTTAATAACATAAGAATTAATAGATAGTTATTATTTGCAAGTTCAAACGTCTCTAAAATTTTATCTTGTATTGCTTCAACTTTAATATCTAATAATAATTTTGTGTTTCTTAAAAACCATTTACATTCCAAATCTTGTCTCAATTTTGCTATATCAAATATATATGAGTCATATTCACTTGTCATTCCATCAATTAAATAAAATTGACCATCTTCACCATAGATTACATTTTCTAAAGTTAAATCACCAAAATATTTTGATTGAGGTAATCTTTTAGGTAATTTTTCTAATAGTTGTTCTTTAGTAAAAATGATGTCGCTAGATAGTTTAATATACTTCAATCTCTCTTTATAAATTTCAGTATAATCTCTCATCTTTGAATTTTCACTAAAGAACGATAAGATTTTTATTAAGAAATCTGTAAGTCTTCTTGTATCTCTAACGGATAGATAAGATTTCATATCTAAACCGTGTATGTATTCCATATCTAATATATCATTTTCATATGAATATATTTTAGGAACATTAAAGTCTTTTGATAGTTCTTTTAACTTAATATAATTCCTATCGGTGTTATCCATTTTTCTAATGAATAAACCATTAGTGTTTTTCATAAGATAAATTTTACTACCAGAAAAACCTTTAAGTTCTTTTATTGTGTAATCATTTAGGGCCATAAACGTGTTCACTCTTAACGCTCAACATACGTTTATAATTTATTGATTCAAAATAATCATAAATGTCTTCGTTAGTAAGACCTTGTTTTACCAAAACTTTGCTTTTAATTTCTACGTGTATAAATGGTTTATACTTTTCAATTAAATCTTTGCCACCTTTTAAAACTTCAATCTCATAACCCTCAGCATCAATCTTAATATAATCTATCTTTGGTAATTCTAAATCGTCTAAACGTTTTAGTTCTATTTCTCTATTACCCTCATCTGAAATATATGTATTACCTGTAGCCTCTGGTATATAATTTACTTTTGTTTTTTTGTTTTCATTACCTAATGCATAAGGAAAGAGTAAGTAATTATCTTGTTCTATATTTTTTTTTAAGCACTCTCTTACATCTGATATTGGTTCAAAAGCATAAACTCTTTTAAAGTATCTACATAAATCTTTTAACCAAAATCCTACGTGAGCTCCAACATCTATACAGTTTTCAAATTGAATATTTTGATTTCCTAAAAAATTTAATATTGTATCTCTTTGTTTCTTTTGATATGTGCCATTTAGCATCCATCTATCAAAATCTGTGTCTGTGTCTGGTAAATACCAGCCTTGTAATTGTCTCATATAATATGCCTCTTATGATCTTTTGTTCGTATCATTAAATTATAATGTAATTTCATTTAATGATATATTACTACCAATTTTACCTTTTATAAAAACATTAAAGGCTAAACTAACTCTTGTATTATCTCCCTCTTTAGTTTCAACCATATGTGTTAATGAAGATGGAAATAAAATTATATCTCCTGTTTTTACACTAAAAAACCAAGAAGTAGAATTAAATAAATTAAATTCTTTAACTTCTAAAACTATTCTATCATATTCGCTTTTGAAGAATTTTATTTTATCAAATTTTTCATCACTATTAATATAAAGAACACCAGATACTAAAGAATTAGGGTGAAAGTGTTTATGATGATATTGGTCTTTATCTGTATAATTTAACCACGATTGAGTAATGTAAGGAGTGATTCCATTTGAAGAACAAATAATTTTATCAAAATATTCTTTAATTCTTAAATTTAATTCTTTTTTAATATTAAAAAAAGGTTTTTCATTAAGAATATAATTATTAAGAGATGTAATGTTTCCATAATTAAGATGACTACCATTTTTTTTAATCTCGTCAACAAATTTTAATTCTGAAGAAGTAAACTCTCTTTCTAAATGTGAAAAATATATAGGTGTTGGAAATATTGAATGTATTATTGATTCTTTCATTATATACACCAAGACACAAAAGAGTATCTTGTTCCTTTTTTTACTGGTTTAACTAAATGAGGGTATAAAAAAATTGATGGAAATATGATTAAATCACCTGCTTTAAATTTAATTTCATAATCATCAAACATTATAAATTCTCCTCCTTCATAATCATCATTTAAAACCCCAACGATACTTAAAATGGGAATACCTTTTATATCGTCTTCAAATAAAGTATGTATATGATCACTATGTTTAGACATAATTTGATTTTTATTATATCTATGAAATTTAATTTGACTAAATTTATTCCAACCTTTAAATGTATCTCCTCCCATTTTTTCTATTATAATATATTTTTCTAATGCTTTCCAAGTTAAATCATAGAATTCTTTAATATAAGTTAATTTATTTGCATCATCATAATAATAATCAAGTTCTTTATCTTCATTTTTTGAATTTAATTGAAATTTTTTACTATCTGCATATTCGTGTTTTTTCCAAATATTATTATTAGATAATTCTTCAATGGATTTATCTAAAACATTTTGAGGAATCCATTTATCTAAATGGAGTATATAATCTTTTATATTTTTCATAATTTATATAATTCTTATACTATTGTTATCTAATTTTTTAACAGTTAAATCAAATGCTATAGTAATTCTTTTATCATTTGTATTATGTAAATCTGTATAATGTGGAATATTGCTTTGAAATAAAGTTATTTTACCTACTTGATTTATACTAGAATATATTTCTGGTTCATTTATTTGATTAATTGGATTTATATAATGTGTTGAAGTATTATTACATTTAACACAAATATGACCACCTAAATATGTGTCAGGATTTACACCATGCAAATGTGGTTTTATTTGTTCTCCCTTTCTCATTATATTTACCCAAGATTGAATATATAATTCTTTAACAGGTGGTTGTTTAAAATATTTAATAACATCATTATGAAAATCTATTATAATATTTTTTAAGAGTGTAATATTTTTATTTTCCCATAAAAATACATTGTATTTATTAAATCTTATTGTGGTGCTATTTTTTCCTAATCCTGTATAACCATCTGAAACTTTATCATTTTTAATAGTATAAGGTAATTTTAATATATCTTGTTCCTTGTTTAAAATATATTGTGTTAAATTTTCAAAATTAACTTTATTAGTATTAGATTCAAATAAGTAATAATTCCATTCAGGTGCAAAAAAATTATTCTTTGGTTTGCTTTTAAAGTTTATAATTTCGAATTTGCTCACACCACTCATCTACGTATTTCTTTAGGCATATTCATATTATCTTTTTCTAATACAATTACATTATCATAAAAAGTAATACTATTAGTTGTTTTTGTAAATCTAACTTCAATGTCTTTCCAAGGGTGACTTAAAGCTTGTTTACCATGCATTGATCTTCTTACATTTAACTCATCAATCTTATTCTTCATAAAGTCCATAAAATTACCAGGTTTTTTATCTTGTCTGTAATTTAATTCTATGTCTTCAATTAAATAAATACCAGGAGTTTTTAAATGATAATATAGTTCTTCAAATGTGTTGATTTGCTGTTCTGCTCTATGTCCGCCATCGTCAATTATTATATCTAATTGAGGTAATTTAGCTTTTAAATTTCTTAAAAATGTTTTATCTGCCTGATCCCCTATAAAAATTTTAGTTCTATCACTTTCATATTGTTTACATTCTTCATTTATATCAACACCATATACATTTGCTTTAGGAAAATACTTTTCCCATAATCTCATTGAACCACCTTTATAAACACCAATCTCTAATATGTTTATGGGTTTGTCTCTATAAGATAAAAAATGTTTATCGTATATTTCTGGATAATTAGACCACTTTAATATACTATCACCAGTGTGTTCGTCAAATAATTGTTGAAAAGTTTTCATTATGATTTTAACCACCTATTGTTTTCAAGTGTCCATAGTACCACTTGTTTTATTCTTTCTTCAATAGAAACTTTTGGTTCCCAACCTATTTGTTTCATTAATCCACCATCAAGTGCATATCTTAAATCGTGGCCAGGTCTACTACTATGAAAGTCTACCATTTCGTATTTTAGTTCTTTGTTTTGGGCCTTAGCAATATTCTGAGCAAGTTCTAAATTGTTCCATTCAACAGGTCCTACTAAATTAAATTTAGGACATTTAGCACCACCAAAGTCTTTAGGCATATTATCTATTTTATCCTGATTATTTAATAAAAATAAACAACCATCTGCCACATCTTTTGCGTGTATGTAATGTCTGCTACCTGGAATTGTTTTAGATTCATCACTATGAATTGTCACGGACTCACCATCTCTTGCTTTTCTAATAACCATTGGTATAAATTTTTCAGGATGCTGTCTTTCACCAAATACATTCATTGTATGGGTAATGTAAATTGGCATACCATAACTATTTTCAAAAGCAACAGCTAATTCTTCTCCACCTGCCTTTGTAGCAGAATATGGATTTGTAGAATTGTATCTATCTCTTTCTTTATAATTAACACCTTTTGGTGCTGGACCAAATACTTCGTCTGTTGAGAAGTAGATAAATCTTTCTAAATTCTTTTGTTTGCGACCAAAGTTTAATATATTACAAGTTGCCACTACATTGTCCATCACAAAACACATAGGGTCTTCTATTGATCTATCTACGTGTGATGAAGCGGCCATATGAATTATATAATCAAATTGACCTAAATCAGCCGTTATCATATCATTAACTTCAGCTCTTAAATCGTGGTGTACTATTCTAACTCTCTTTTGAGTTTCTTTATCAAACTCAGTCATCATATCAGCAATACGATTTAAATTACCTGAATAATCTAATCTATCTAATGATACAATTTCCCAATCTGTGTGTTGTAAAAAATGTCTGATTGTGTGATGTGCTATAAAACCAGCACCACCTGTTATTAATACTCTTTTCATACTAACTTCTCCGTTTCAATCCACTTACTACCTATAATTTCAGGTGAGTGATTTTCTTGTATATATTTTTGACCAAGTTTTATTTTTTCTAAAACTTGTTCTTTATTATTTAGTGCCCATTTCAAACCGTCTTTTATATTACCCAAATATATATAATCCTTTAATTTGGTATAACTATCAACACCCTCATTAGCAATAACAAATCGACCTTGTTGTAAACCATCTATCAATCTATTAGGACTTTTTACTTGCACTAAAGGCATATCTTGTGGTAATGGTAATATAACAATATCACTTTGTCTTACTATATCACCTTGTGTTTTAAAATCCCAACTATACATTATTAGTTTCTTTTGTTCAATTAAATGGCCTAAT